GCAGATAAAGTTCAGCTTTTCGCAATGCCCACGATACCCATATCCAGTGTCATACCCAGCCATCGGGATTCGTTCAATCCGCACTTGGGTCATCAAGCTGTTGTCGTAATAACCACAGTTCGAACAATGCTTGCGCCTTGCGTCCTTCGCGTCACACTGCATAGCTTCTGCAAGTGAATCAAAAAACTCAGGATTTGCCTTTGGGTCGTTGCTGGGTTCTTCAGGTCCATAGTGCCAATCTTTTACCGCAATCAGGAAATTTGCTTTATTCTCAGCAACGGTTAAAAACTCTTCTTCGCTTGGCAAGCCCATGAAACCCTTGGGCATCATCATAAAATCTTTCATTTTCTACTCCTTAAGAAATTTCTCTGCCTGATGCTCGAATGGTCAAGGATGTTGCCGCCCCTGCAAGCGTGGATATAAAACCACTAGCCTCTAATGCTTGCCCCACCAACTCAGGACAGGTGTAGGTCTCATCGGGCACGATGGTTCGCGCATCAATAATCAGGTTCGATGCCCCTGCTGACCCAGACGCAGTGACCAAATTGCAACTAAAAGTCACATTGTTGCCGCTGGTGTTAGTCACAGTGAACTTGTCAATAATTGCCTTGACATTTGTTGCTGTGTATTGAGTGGTCTGTGCGTTTTCTGCCTGTTTCGCAGGGATAAGTACTTTTACTGTTACGGTCATAGGACACCTTCTATGTTGTTGTTTACTGTCAGAATTATGGACGGGATTGCAGGGACTGGTGCGGTTGCTGGAACGGCTAAAACTTCAACGCTTAAATCAGTGACTGAAAACATTACCTCAACATAGTCGTTAGCTTTTAAATCTAAAAATAAATTGTAGGCTGAGAAAATCTCGGCGTTGTTTCCCTGAATACGGATAAACCCTGCACTGTTGGCAATATTTACACCGTTCAACCTGAACCAAATGTAGAACTCCGCAGTGCCGCCTGATGTTTTATCTATTTGAAAGCTGAGAGCAAAGTTGTATAAACCCTCGCTATCGACCACGATTCTTGATGTAGGGCTACCAATAAATACTCCATTGCTTAAGTCAGTCGTGTTGAATGTGATTGCTGTTGCGGTGTTGATGACTGTTGCCGTTTGTGTGGTGGTGTCAAAAAACGACCCATACCTTGCCCGTTTGAACTCTCTAGGCGGCGGGGTCATCTGCAAACCATCAACTGCTTTATTCAACTTGTCCACCAGTGCCAAAGCCTGATTTGCTTTGCTTTCAGCTAATGCCACCGTCACTGCCGTTTCTTGCGCCAGCAATGCAATCCTGTCTAGTGCGTCTTGTGCCTTTGCCCCTAATGCCGCATCATTAACTTCAGTCTCTTGCGCCAAAGCAATAATCTGCGCCAGTGCATCATTTGCTGTTGACTGGGCTGTTCCTGCGGCAATATTTATCTCAACCACCACATCAGGCGCAATCGCATCCACAGTCGCAAACAATAACTCAAACTGCCTGATTTGTTGTTGGTCAGTCAGGAATGTGGCAAGCTGGTCTCGCGTCAGATTCAGCTTACGAGAAACTGGTGCGGTTGCCATCAGTACGCCAATGCTTCTATTTGTGCTTCAAGTCTTACATAAGACACATGGGCATCACTGTCGCCACGGAAACGCTGTATGCGCCAGTTCCTCATATGACCCTGCTGAAACCATGCAAGGCGCTTCTTAGTGTTGCCAATCGTGCCAACCGAAATAAACTTTTCTTGGCTGTATGCTTTGCCATCCAGCGAGTAACTGGTGCTGATTTGTGGATTCTTACCAAGTGCAATACTGCCAGTTAAGCTGACAAGTTCCATCTCGTTGAATATTGCCCCGTTGCTCTCGTTGTAAACAATCAGTGTTCCAAACTCCCAATAGACTTGCTGCCCCCAGTGATGGCCTATGTCCTGCACTAAGTAGCCAATATTTGTACTTTGCGGGTCACCCACCATCCACTTGTCGTATACCCAAACCATGTTTCTAGCACGATATTGTGAAAGACCCACCAAGGTACTCACCAAAGTGAACCAAACAGGGACTTGCAAAGCCTCGGATGCGGCTGCGTCATAAACCAAAGTCTGGTCAGGCAAATGCACATAAAGGTGCTGATGACTTTTGTCGTTCCTTGCTTCCAGCTTAACCAAAGCCAACTGCGCCTCGGTGTATTCCAACAGAATATTGTCAATCTCTTGCGTGCTTATTTTTGTTGTAACTGCAGATGCACCGACGTAAATACTTGGGGCTTCGTTTCTGCCACTGCCCAAAAATGCTACGCGTTCAATAAACACACAGCAAGCAAATGTACCCACAACGCCTTTTTGTATCTGTGCGCCATCAATCCGTGCAAATGGAAACAAATCACCGCCCACATTGTCGAATACCTCAATCGTGTTGCGGTTCAGTGCATAGACCTCATTTCGCAGCTTCAGCAATGCCACCACTGGGTCAGGGTCAACCTCTGAACTGCCGTACTTCAACGGATTCACAACCAGCGGGTTGGATAACTCTGTGACTATAAGAAACTCGCCATCCGTGGTCATGAAGTATCCATCAACCCACACCACATCCAGCACCACCCCAAGGTCAGGGTCTGTGACTTGGGTCAGCGTTGTGCCGTTCCAGTAATACAGCCGCCCACCCGATGCTATTGCCAACTCGTCAAAGCTGTAATCAAAAGTCACCAGTTGATCTGTTGGTCCACCTACATCACCCAATGTGGTCACTGTACCCGCGCTGTCAATCTCAACAAACTTTGTACCCATCACCCGATATAGACCGCCTTGCCAGTTGATGCCGCCACGATCAATGCCTGTTCCTGTGCCGTTTGCCACAATCCCATCGCCTGGTCGCAAAAAGCCATTGCTGATGCCTGATTGTTTTGGCACAGGCACAAGATTGACTGGGTACGATGTACGCAGTTCAGGTGTGTTGTCGGTGTAAATACCGTTCAAGATAGGTATTTGCATTTACTTGGCCTTGTTTCGGGCAGATATTTTTTTTGCTTTGGCTTGAGCATCTGCCTTTGAGGTAGCCCCCCAAGCCCTCAAACTCAACAGCAGGCGGGTAGGCTTACCGTCTTTGTATTCAGGGCCAGCATTGCCACCCATACGGGCTAGAAAAGATGCCCTGCGGGGGTTATCACCAGTCTTGACTGGTGGCTTTAAATTCATGCCCTCGGCCTTTGCCGCAGCCCTACCCTTGGCGTTAAGTCCACCACGGGGATTCTGGCCCTCTTTGCGTGCATAAACGGGGGTTTTCATCTAAAACTCTTGATCTTTTCGGCAACCTTTTTCGGTTGCTTTGCAAACTGTTTGCCAGCTTTTGTGGCTTCACGCTTTGCCCGTGTCGTTGCTGCATACTCAGCAGGGGTCAATGCTTTGATGGCGGCTGCTGGCAAATATCTTTCGCCCGTTTCGGACGATGGCTTGCCTGACTTAGTGCGCCAGTCCTGCTTGCCCCAGTCTGACAGTGACTTTTGCGGGGCTTTCATTTTTTGGCTTTTTTGGGTGGTGTATGTTTAAGGTTCACACTTGCAGCCGTGTGCGTTGCACCAGTCATCACCTTGCTGCCAATCTTATGTACTGGGCCTTTGTAGACTTTGCCATCAGGCAAGTAATGCGCTGTCTTTTTAGTCACGATAACCACCGCCTTTTTTCTTGTACTCTACCGCCAGCAGTTGGGCTTTACGGGCTGACCATTCGCCGGGGTCGCCACCCTTTGTCCCTGCCTTGATTCGCTCAAACAGGGCTTTTCGCATGGTTGGTTTTGTGTAGTTGCCAGCCGCATTAACAGAGGATTTGGGTTTGGTTGCCATTACGCACTCACAGCTTTAATGACAGCAAATGCAATAACAATAGCTTCAGATAAAGAACCCAAAGAAATATTGCGCACGTTAATGCTTGCTGACCCTGCCGCTGACTGAGCATTAAGCAAATAAGAACCAGCAGTGCCGCCACTAATATGATTCATTACCAAAATGTCGCCAGCCTCGATTACAGTGTTAGTTAAGGTGAAACTCACAGTTGTTGAAGCAGCTAATGCAGCAGCGTCTAATGTAATTTGCCCTGTGGATTTGCTTAATGTTACCGCTGTTGCTTTGCTAGTAAGTTGCGTTACAACACCACCAGCCCCAGTTGCATAGCCTTGCTTGCCTGTACCTGTGATA